ACCAGTCAACTCTTCTCTTCTGGTTTGAGAAATATTGCAGCACTGCAGAACTCAATGGTATTGGAGTGATCGAAGGCTTTGAATTCATGCCTCTCCCTCCAAAAAATCAAGCAAAGAACACCAGAATCAAAAATGGGTACCTCAAGCTCATCCCCAATCTTCAAGGTGTTGCAGAAATCTACCTGCATCCACGTGTTCGCTCATTGATCATCACACAGTACATTGAGTGGAACCCATTGAAGATCGACAACGTGGATGACATGATCGATCTTGTGGGGTATGTGGAGTATGCACTGCAGAACTACGACACACAGATGGTTCGTAGAATCTACGACGAGCTGATTTCCAGGGCAAAAGCCTCGCATACTGATTCAATCCAACTGGCTTTCTAATCGGAACAAACAAATGGCAACCAACCAAGTTCGTACTCCGCTGATTCAATCACTCTCCATCCCTCAGCGGAGGGCATTTCTCACCTACGCCAAATTGTTTGCTCAGACTGCCCAGACAGAGCTTGGCACTTTCCGGAATCTCTTAGAATTCCGTGATCGTGCATATCAGATGCAATTGGATCAGTCAGTTGACAAGTACAAGGAAATCCAACAGTGGCTTTCTGGCTCTGCACGCAGGCAAGTCAAGAGCATTGATGTCCCAATTGTAATGCCACAGATTGAAAGTGCAGTGGCTTATCAAGTCGGGGTATACCTCTCAAGTTACCCAATCTTCGGTGTCGTCGCATCCAAAGACCAAATGGATGCAGCAATGCAATTTGAGACAGTCATCGGCCAACACTCGATCAAGTATGGCTGGGCACGAGAACTGATCAAGACTTTCCGGAACGGATTCAAGCACAACTTCGGTCCTGCATTTGTTCACTGGAAGCGCCAACTCCAACAGCAAGTCACCACCAGCACAGACATTTCCACTGCAGGCACTGCTGCACTCAAATCTGTAGTCGTTGGTGGAAATTGCATTGAAGCAATCGACGTTTACAACTGCTTCTTTGACTTTCGAGTCATGCCTGCTAAGCATCACGAAGAAGGTGAAGCGTTTGGCTGGAACAAGTTCATGACTCGCATGGGGCTTAAGCGGCTGATTGCAACTCTTGACCCCCAACGAACCACTTCCATCAAGGAAGCCTTCGAATCTTCCTTCCAGGGAGCAGGCATTTCTGATTCCACTTCCCCATTTGGAATCTACATCCCCAAGATCAATCCCAGCCTGAACATCAACTACCAATCTGCTGCAGGTGTAAACTGGATGCAGTGGGCAGGATTGATTGACAATCGCAATGGTCAAACTCGCATCAACTACAAGGGTGCATATGTTGTTACTTATTTCGTTTGTCGTGCACTACCTTCTGATTTCGGCAGAGAAGGAAATACGCCGACAATGTATTTCGGAATCATCGTAAACTGGCAAGTGGTGATTTATGTTGAAGAAATCATTTCAGCGCATGATTACCTTCCTGTATTCATCATGCAGCCTAATGAAGATGATCTGGGATACCAGACCCAAAGTATGCTGGACACTTCGCTTCCCTTCCAAGACATGTCAAGTGCACTCTGGAACATTAGTCTGGAGTCTAAGAGACGGCTGGTATTTGATCGACTCATTTACAACGAGCGATACATCAAAAAGGAAGACATTGATCCGGCAAGTTCTGTAGCTCGTATTCCTCTGCGGAATGCAAGCCAGTTTAAGGGAGAGGACATTGGTAAAGCAATCTACCAAATCCCCTATCGAGAAGACAATTCCAGCAGCAACCTGCAAATGAGTGAAATGATCAGTCAAATGGCTGATGTTGCCGCAGGGCAAAACAAAGTTGCAAGAGGGCAATTCCAAAAAGGAAACAAAACCAAGACGGAGTTCAATGAGACAATGGGCAATCAAGAGGCCCGCCCTCAACTTACAAGCATGGTGATTGAACATCAATTCATGACCCCTGCAAAAGAGACTATCAAAGCAAACACCCTTCTCTTCCAAAGCAAAGACACTTACCTCAATCGGGACACGAAGAGTCTGGTAGAAGTTGACCCAGTCAAATTCAGGCAAGCCATCCTAGAATTCAAAATGACTGATGGTCTGCTTCCTGCCAGCAAAATTCTCAACACAGAGCTGATGACCGTGTTTATTCAAACTGCAGGTGCAATGCCAGCAGTGATGACAGAATACGACATCATGGGAATGTTCATTTATTGGGCTAAACTCCAAGGGGCCTATTGGATTGAAGACTTCAAGCGAGACAAAGCACAGCAACAGCAATTCTTGGACTTGTACCAGCAGACTAAAACGGCAGAGCAACCACCTCAACCCCAGCAAACACCAGTTGGAGCAGAGCAATGAGACCAGTAGCGTCTCGGTTTCAGCAATTTGAAATGACTGAGACCGACATCAAAAATGCAAAGTCTGTAAACCCCTACTTCTGGGTGTACCTGCAAAACAAAATTGCAGACTACGCCATGGCAGTAGTGGAAACAGAATTTGATCCAACTAAAACAGCACAAGACATGTTTGCTGCTGTACTAGCGCATGAAAAACTCAAGGCTCAAGTAGAAGTTCTTGAGGAACTCATGAGGGAACTGAGCCCTCCAACAGAAGTTGAAAAATCAGACTCGCAACCTCAATCCTAACTCTTGGAGCAAATCATGGCTTTCCTTCCTAACGTTTTTAATCGCGGTAATCAACAGCAACAACCGCAGGGTAATCAACAACAGCAGCAGCAAAACAACCAAAACCAGGGCAATCCTGGTGGTGGAAACAGCAATGGTTCTGGTGGTCCTGCAGGTGGTTCACAAGGTCCGAACAACACCCAATTCCAAGGAACCAATGGAAATGGTGGGCAAAATCCCAGCAACCCCCTTGATGGTTTCCTTGCATTGTTGACCCCTTCCAAGGATGTTCAACAATCCCAGCAACAACGCCAGCAGCAACTTTCTGCTCCGTTGTTCGGTGATCTGACTCCTGACAAGATTCAAGAGCAAGTCGGCAAAACCAACTTCGCTCAGAACCTCAATCCTGAAGACATTCAAAAGGCGCTTGGGGGTGATGCACAAACATTCATGAATGTGCTGAATCAAGTCGCACAGAATGCTTTCAGTGCCAGTCTTCAAATGTCGAAGGGAATGGTGGAACATGGCGTGAACACTGGTAGTGAACGTTTCAACTCTACGCTGGATTCGCGCTTCCGTGATCTTCAAATTCGCAATAAGAATAGTGAAAACCCGGCGCTCCAACATCCAATTGGTCAAGCGCTTCTTGGTTCGATTAAGACCCAAATTGCCAATGCAAACCCGCGCATGAATGCAGAAGAAGTGCATTCAAAAGCAGAGGAAATGTTTGCAGAATTTGGCAAACTCCTAAACCCCTCCCAAAGCAATCAGCAAGAGCAAAATCAAGGCGGTGCTGGAAAAGGCACCAATTGGTTGGAGTTTTTGGATCCTTCGCAGCTTGCACAAGGCAATGCTCAGCAAGGGAATAATCAAGGTCGTTAATCAACTTAGGAGCTATCATGGCCGTCGGTCTCATTTCTACTGCCAACATCCCCAACGATTTGGCAGCAAAGTCGTACAGTGCGATGATTACTCGGCTTCAGCCGAATGGTCAAGCACCGCTGTTTGGTCTGACTGCACTTCTTGTCGATGAAGTTGCACTTCAGATTGAACATGGTTACTACACCAAGACGATGATTTTTCCGTTCGCACAATTGAACGGTGCAATCGCGGATGGTGTGACCACTTCCTTCACCGTGAACAACGTTGACAATCTTGTCGTTGGTGACATGCTTCGTGCTGACACCACCGGTGAAATTGTTCTGGTGACTGCAATTCCCGATTCCACGCACCTGACTGTGCAACGTGGTGTTGGTACTGTTGCAGCTGGTGCGATTGCAAACAACGTTCAACTGTACACGGTTGGTAATGCCTTCGAAGAAGGTTCTGTCCGTCCGAATGCTGTTGCGATTATTGCAACTCGCTACCAGAACTTCACCCAAATCTTCCGCAATTCTTGGGCAGTTACCAAGACTCTGGCTGCAATGCCGATGATTGCGGGCGATGGGATGGTTGCTGAATCGAAGCAAGATTGTGCATCCCTGCACGCTCTTGCCATCGAAAAGGCACTGTTCTTTGGACAGAAATTCCAAGGTACTCGCAACAA